AAGAATCAGAAAGAGAACTAAGTGTATAAGAACGAATGCTAGAGTTCAAGATCAACACGAAGAGAATCATCCCCAGCTGTGCTATAATCACCAACTGTAATTGGAGATCCTACTAGTTCAGACATGAGATCAACAATTAGGGTTGTTGTATTGGGTCTCATCACTGATTCTCTGTATACTGCTGACTCAATGGGAGTTATGCTAGCAGTATCTGTTAACTTAACAACCAACTTATCCAACTCTGATTGGATAAGGGGAAAAAAGAAATCATTTGACATCTCACAAATAACTTTAAACTTTGTGGACTTTTTTTCTAAAAGTGGTTTACAGGCTAGCAGAAAGTCTGTGGTTTTCATTTCGCCAATAGCAGTTGCTTGGGTGGGATATCTCTTTACATATAGTAAACGCTCTAGTCTGGTTCTGGTTTCTAAGAGACTATCCCTCAAAAACCCAGTTTTTGTTTCTAAGATTGAATTGATCTCATCTATATTCCTTCTTAAGCCTTCCTCTGACAAGGCTGCAGCTTTAGCATCTGTTCTAATACTTGTCATTAGGCTAATAGATTCTTCCTCTTTAAGGAATGCAGAATTTTCCTCTTCTGCATTGCTCCTAGACATTCTATCTTCTTTCAAAATTAAGGATATGATTTTCCCCATAACACCTGAAATTGAATACTGGGAGTTCTCCTGGAAATCAATTAAGTTCTGTCTGAAACTGATCCCATTGGTAAAGGCTTTGCATAAAATATCCAAATTCTGGAAGCATCTATTTGTTGCTGGCATTGTACGTAGGTCTGTTGTAGGGGAGAAATCTCTTTCTTCCATTAAAAGTTTTACACGATCATCAAATCCATCATCTAATTCTATTTCCTCAAAATCATAGTCAGATTCTGTTTCTGGTTCTGGCTCTATTCTAATAGTGTCCCAATCAAAATCAATAGTTCCTGAGATCATGTCAGATATCCAAGATTCTTCTTCTTTGGTTAAATCCTGTTTTTGTAGGGTGCTAGGTGATTCTTTTAAGTCAGGCTCTCTTATTTGTAATTGAAAAAACCTTTTTATACAGTCAGTGAATTGACCTAAATTCCATCCAGATGAAGTTCGTAGGTTGTACATGTCTTTTATGTCTCTGAGGCATTGTCCTCTCTTACCATTAAGATGAGATGACAATTCCTGCTGTATTTCATTTACACTCATAGGTTCTGAATTGTTCCATGCTGAATACTCTTTTGATTTGGATACTCTAAATACTGGATCCCAGTCAAAAGATAAGAACCGTTCTGATAGTATGGTGATGTTCTGACCCCTAGGGAAAACTGCTTTTAACCTTATTATGTTATTAGATGTTTCTAATATCCAATCTTTATTCCTTAACTCATCAAAAATTTGCACTTTCAAATCAGAATCTAGTACTATAGGGATGGCTTTCATAGTTCCTCTTCCCCCATTTATCTTGCCACCTGGAGATAGCCAGTGATCAGAATCCATTCTTTCAGTTGGGAAAGAAGAGCAGGTTGACTCAATGAAATCATTTAATAGGTGTCCTAATTCACTAGCTCCACTTATCTTATCTAATGTAATTTTAGTGCAGACTGATTCATTGAATTCTATGACACAAGCAGATTCCAATACCTTTCCCTTCCACTCTCCGTATCCTTTCCTATTCCATCCCCAGCCTCCTTGTTGAACAGTAAAAAAACCTACTGATCCAAGCTTATTCCTCAGTATTTCACTAATGAGATCTGACTTGTCTGTGCCTTCTAAAGCCAGTCTCATAATTCTAAGTTTCTTCACCCTAAAAGGGGCAGATTCAGATTCTAGTAACTTGGAAGAGCTTAGGATTTCTGTGATGGCTCTTATCTTTGCTGAATTGGACATCCAATGACTGCAAATGGAAAAAAGTTCAGATCTCATAGATGCAACTGTTGTATGATCATCCACCTCATCTTTTAAATGCAGCTTAGTGCTTGGCCAAAAAATTCTTGACAAGACAGTTTTAAGAGATCCCCCCTTTGCTGCTGAATCTAGGAGAGTGATCTTCCTAGGTTTCTCGGTTAGAGAATCTAAAAAGTTTTTAAGCTGAACTGCTGACATGTTTAAAGCCTTCTCAGTCTCTGTCCTAGAGTTTTTAAGGAAAGGATACATCTTCTTGGCTTGATCCCATTTTCTACCCTCTTGGGAAGAACTCAATCCCGTTCTTCCACCCCTTGTGAACCATATCTGTTTACAGAGTTCGACTATAGAGACATCAAACATTTCTCTATCTATTATAGTTATGAGATGTTTGTTCCTAGATCTTAGCTTTACATTTTGGACAGATAATGTTCTATCAAAACTACTGATGCTAGTAAGAATATCTTCATACTCTTTATGATGTATGAAAACATCTGAAATATTTATCTTTGTTGATCCTACTGATCTTGCATAAGATCTGGCTAATGCTTTCAATAAACTAATCTTGACAACATTTTTTCCCTCCCAAAAACTTAGGCAAGGTCTAGATATAATATAAGCAGATGCTGATAAAATTCTGGCTGTGGCTGAGTGCTTGCTAAGACTCTCCTTAACTCCTGGTTCAAAAATCTTCATGTAGATCCTAGTCTTACTGTTAGCCCAGCTGGATTCTGGATAATATATTAATTCTGGATTTGCTTCCGCATCTGCAAGTAATATTTCCAAAGATGGCACATTCATGCCCTGCAGGATTTTTTCAAAAATCTTATGATTGCCAAATTTTAAGTGGACTTTCCTTAGGTCTCTAGATATAGTAGCATCCTTAACATCTTCTTGATACATATCAAGATCTGGTTCTGGAAATCTTCCCTGAGTGACACCATTGCCAAATGCTGTTTTCTTGTATAGGCAGTATAATAAGAAATCCATACCTGGCATGCCAGCTGCAAAGTCAGAGTCCACTGGAAAGTATCCTAGAGATGGATCCTTGCATACCATGAGGAGCTTGGCAGTCTGAGAGCTCAGAGAGTGATTTCCAACACCTAGCATCCAATAATGCATCCAAGCCTGAGACAACTGAACTACAGCTGTCTCTAAAACAGATCCTCCACCTTCCAATATAGATGTAGCTGTGTTATAAAAGTTGTTCAACCTATCTATAAATTTCTCAACAATGCCGACTTCCATACAAGCTGACACCCATCGGAAAGTTGGTTTCAGGGTTGTCTTTCTAACACTCCATTCAGAGTTGAACTCTATCAAATCGGTTGATCCGATGCAGGATTTTTCATAGCTAGGATATATTGATACAAACCTAGACACTCTTTCTTTCCAATGCAGCATTATTGTACCAATCTTCATCAGAATGCCTGGTTTTTTCCCACTCAGTGAAAGCAACTCTCCTGAATCATCACTTCCTTGAATTATGGTTATAACACTAGATATGTTTTTTCGCTCTAAATAAACTTTTTGTATTGTGGCCATGGATACCTGCAGAATGGCATGGAAAAGAGAGCTTGTGTAATGTAATATTCCTTGCATCATGCCTGATGATATCACCATTCTATTTTGCTTAGCTATAGGGAATATTCCAGTTCCTGTATTAAATTCCTGCTGCATCCTCTTGTATGTTGGATTGGATTCAATATCTTTATTTGACACAAAATTTGCCACAAACTGAACTGGAAACACAATCACTTTGGTTGTCCAAAAGAACAGTATTCTTAAAATACCATTTATGAATCCAGTTGGAAGTAGACCAGTCAAGGCTGCAGCAAATTTTGAAGCATGATGTCTTTGACACCATTTTGATGCATCAGCGGATTTTCCCATTGTTAATCTCTGAGTCGGAAGTTCTGCTTCTGCAAAGTTGTAATGATTCCTGACAAAATTATCTTTTAGCTTAGAATGAGTCAGACTATCTGAAGGAGTCATCTCACACAGAGTTCTAGACACTCTTTCTACATATAATTGAATGAGTCTGGCCCTGAATTCAAGCACATGGATCTCTCTATCACCCCCATGTTGTGGTTTTGGGAAGATATCACTATAAAAGAAACCTCTGGTCTCAATCTCTTTCAGAGCCCAAGGAACCATTTCAATTATATGCTTTAAGTCTTCCTTCTTTTCATCTTTCATAAATTGTTCCACACATTCACTTAGAGATTGCATGACCTTGGGTCTAGATTTGACCTCCTCTGGATTAATGTTGTCAAAGCATCCTTTATTTCAGATGTTGACATTTCTGGTGTTACAATAGGCATAACCAGCGTATGTTCATAGTTCCTAGAGCTAACTTTTAATGTAGCTATATCTAAGAATGTAATTTGAGACAATCGTTCATACAAATTGGTTTCCATCAAGTCTTGCCAATTTTCTCCATATCTTTCTTTAAGTGATTCTTTGTAAAAAAACAATAGTGTCTTAAGCATGGATATATGAGTCTGGTTATCCTTTACATCATTTCCATCTGTAAACAAAGGGTGATCATCATCCATGTACTTATACTGTTGTTCAACAATTTTCTTCATTATTTTAAAATTCCTATCAGCTCCTCTGCCTCTCTCTTTAGACACTACATACCCAAAATAAAACTCATTTATTTTCTGGCGGAAATTTAAGGTTTCTCCACTGAAGATACCTTCTAAACCATCAAACTCTAAAGACGTTACACCATTTTCTTCAAAAGGAAATTTTGTGGGGGATTTTTTTGAGTACCTCATCATCTCTCTGTGTGTTCTCTTGAAAAGGTAGCATGTTAGCCTACTTTTGTACATGTCTGGAAGTCTTTTTGTAAATTTGAATGGATTTGGATTCAGATCCTCCAAAACTCCCATTGTTAGGTACCTTTGATTAGTCATTAGCTCTTCAGCGTCTGTTTTATTGTTGATGAAGAGCAAGTAAATGCCAGCCATAGTTTTCCTTATATGAGGGCTAAATGAAGTGATAGAGTCAAGGTTTGTATCCATGTTAGAGAGAAGATGGATTAAAATGGATAACATGTACGGGCCACTTTTTACAAAATGTTCAATGGTTGGTTCATTGTAAGAGCAAATATCTGTAAAAATGTAATTACTACTTTCGTACAGAGTGGGTCCAAGCCTGCCAGAATCCCATGAGGCAAATTCCTTCTTAGGGAAGGCATAAGATACAAAAGTATGCTCACCAACACACCTTATTACCATCTGCACATTCCCACACCATTTCTTATAGAAGTCTGCCCTTTTAATCCAGTACTTGTAACAGTAACATATTTCTGTGAAAAGAGATGTTACCAGAGAAGCATGAGTGACTAGTTTTGTCTTGCTTAATGATTTAAGAATCTCTAAACTTAAAGGAGATTCAGAAGTCCACAGTTTTTTTGCATCTTCCATCAAGTTTGTTATATCTTCAGGAATAGTTTTGAACCAATTTGATTTATTCTCATTTAAAGCATCCCCATTGATGAATAAGTCTATGTCATCAGTGGGAGTATTGACTGGATGGAAACCTTTCTTTGTCTTGGCCTTGTGTTCTCTATATTTTGGAGTGTTTCTCATGCTCTTTCCCCATAATCCTGTTGTGCTAGCCTCTTCTTTGTCCTCATCATCCAATTTTACATTGAAACACTGAGTTTTTTGAACTCTATGTTGAACAAACTCAGTTCTTCCTAAAGCTTCATCTTTTTCTTTCTGAGGGTCAACCTTGAATTGCTTAACTGTTTCACTCTCTTTCCAAATTTGTTTAAGCCAAGATGGCATAGCAGTATCATTGTAATCAAGGTCCAGAGAATAACCCTCTGTATCATCCACCTTAGGTAGTACCATTGGTATGTTTCCAACTCTTTTCTTATCTGTTCTGCAATCAGTTCCATATTTTTGTATGTATTCATCAAGGGATTTTTCAGACCCAGGAACCTGATCTTGAGATTCTAATCTGCACCGTCTTAGTAAATTAGCAGCCTTCTTCATTTCTTTCCCAGTGGGTTTATTTTTGAAATCAAGTATTATCTCTAGGGGAAAGTGTTTTGACTTTGGTATCCTCTTCAGACCAGGCCTTGATAAATCTTTAACAATTCCCTTTACTATGGTTAGCCTAGGATTATTATCCTCAGATTGAAGACTACGACCCTCTAGATTCTCCAATTTCCCATGAATTCCCAATCCAGACCTATATCTATGACATAAGGAATCTATGACCTCTTGAGACAGGTTCATGTTTGTGTATACTGAATCAGCACTTATAATTATGATGCCAATCTGGTAATTGTTGTTTTCAGCAACAGTCTTGTAGTGAACAATTTTCTCTTTCATTCTATCCTCCATAGCTTTCTGATTGGCACTTTTAACTGTAGAGACTTCAATGAACAACTTTTGGTCAGTGTCAACATAATCAGGACTTAGATTGATCTCTGGCCCTTTAAGTCCAGCTGCCCATAGCTTCATGTCAGATGTCCCCTCTAAAAGGTTGCAGACTGTTTCATGAGGTATTTTCCCCATTCTTTCATCATAAGAATTAAAAACTCTTGTTACTCCCATTAATTTTATTCTGTATCTCCTTCCTCCTGATTGAGTCATGCTAAAATTTATTTTATAGTCAGGCTTCTTCTGTTTTTGAACAGATATGTGATGAGGGTCAACTATATCAGACACTAAATCCGATAGAGAGAACTGTGAGTCAATTCTTGGTTTGAAAGACATGATTATTGTAGTTGAAGAAAGATTTTATGGTTGCTTATTTTAACTGACTTGTGTTTC